ATGCTCACCGTTAAGCAGATTGAAGCAGCAAAGCCGAAAGAAAAACCATACCGCCTTCTCGATGGTAATGGCCTGTACCTTTATGTCCCTGTATCAGGGAAAAAGGTATGGCAGCTTCGCTACAAGATTGACGGTAAGGAGAAAATCCTGACCGTCGGAAAATATCCGCTTATGACTTTGCAGGAGGCAAGGGATAAAGCATGGACCGCGAGGAAAGACATCTCGGTTGGCATCGATCCGGTAAAAGCGAAAAAGGCTTCGTCTAACAACAATTCCTTTAGCGCCATTTACAAGGAATGGTACGAGCACAAGAAGCAAGTCTGGTCAGTAGGCTATGCAAATGAACTTGCAAAAATGTTTGATGACGACATTTTACCCATCATCGGCGGTCTTGAGATTCAGGATATTGAGCCGATGCAACTGTTGGAAGTAATCCGCAGATTTGAAGATCGCGGTGCAATGGAGCGAGCCAACAAAGCCCGCAGAAGATGCGGCGAGGTTTTCCGTTACGCTATTGTCACTGGTAGGGCTAAATATAACCCGGCACCTGACCTTGCTGACGCCATGAAAGGATACCGCAAGAAGAACTTCCCGTTTCTTCCTGCAGACCAGATCCCGGCATTCAACAAAGCACTGGCAACATTTTCAGGAAGTATCGTATCGCTCATTGCGACCAAAGTTTTACGCTACACAGCCCTAAGAACGAAAGAGCTTCGTTCCATGCTATGGAAGAACGTCGATTTTGAAAACAGGATTATCACCATCGACGCCAGTGTGATGAAGGGTCGCAAAATTCATGTGGTTCCTATGTCAGACCAGGTGGTTGAACTTCTCACTACGCTAAGCTCTATCACCAAACCAGTATCAGAGTTTGTTTTTGCCGGGCGCAACGATAAGAAAAAGCCAATCTGCGAGAACGCGGTATTACTTGTGATCAAACGAATCGGCTATGAGGGTCTGGAAAGCGGTCACGGATTCAGGCATGAATTCAGCACGATTATGAACGAGCACGAATGGCCTGCTGACGCTATTGAAGTGCAACTGGCACATGCCAACGGCGGATCTGTGCGTGGGATTTACAACCACGCTCAGTATCTCGATAAGCGCAGGGAGATGATGCAGTGGTGGGCGGACTGGCTTGATGGGAAGGTGGAGTAGTTATTACAACGATTCTTATAAAAAAGAAAAGCCTTGCACATATAGCAAAGCTTTTCACTTCTCAGGATTTCTTACACCAAGAAACCCTCAACAATAACAAATGCAATTTTATATGTTAACTACATATGCATTTCATTAAAACCAATCATAAATGCTTATCATACTTTAATTGCTATAATTGATCGCCTTCTATTTTTTCAACTCGAGTGGTTGAAACATCATTCTTAAATCCACTCCACCATTTTCTTAGCTTATTGTTTATTGGCTTTTCAAAAAACAAATACATCATTATTGATATAAATAATGAAGCAAACAGAGCCATTACTATAAATTTAATTACATTTATAGCACCAAGACCAGAAACATTAAAGAACTTGCTCAATGTACTGATTACTATAGTGTGGACCAAGTAAAATGAAAAAGAAGCATCACCTAAAAGTATCATAACTTTATTTGATATTATTTTTGAAATAATACCACCATTAAACGAAAACACTAATATTGAAAAGGCCATTGATGGTATAAAAAGCGCATCATACTGTAATCCATTGCTATTTTGACTTTTTGCCACCATATAGACAGACATTAGGATAAAGACTACAGATGATATTTCAGCAAATGATAGAACTAAATATGACGGCTTTGACTTAAACTCAAAATATAGTTTACACAATATAATACCGATTAAAAAGTCAGGCAACCTATTAAAAGGGTTTATGTAAAAGAACCAGTGAGAGAACGCATCACTAATTTCCCCATAGCTTGCCATGTAAATAACATTAATTAAAATTAACGCAGCAAACAAAGCGAGCATTCTTTTTCGCGCGAAAATTATAAAACAAAAAGAAACATAAAAGAACATTTCTACAGAAATGCTCCAGGATACTGCATTGAATGAGAAATAGTCTTCCTTATCTACTGAGTAAGACTGAATTAATAGTGCATTTTTTATTATAGACAATATATTTGGTGAGAATCCACCACCTAATATTGAGTGTCCAACTATAAACACAGTCAAGCAAAGCAAATGTACTGGATATATTCTAAATACTCGATGCGCAAGAAAATCAACGAAACTTCCGTTTCCATTACGCAATGAAATAGTAAAACTATATGTTAATATAAACCCAGATAAAATAAAAAAGAAAGTAACACCAGAATACCCAAGTTTAAAATATTCAAATGATGAAGCAAAATCTCTATTACTTGAATTTTGTATTACCGCCATGTGGCTAAAAAACACCCCAAGGGCTGCAAATGCCCTTAGGGATGTCAGGCTATTTAGTCTTTCTGCGCGCATGATACACCTATGTTTTAATGCACAAAAATGCAACAAAAGATTGATGATACCATAAGCAACAGAAAAATCACATGATCACTTACTCACGTTCAACTTGTACCATCAGAATCTAAATTATCTGCGTCACTGACAATGCTTTCTTTAACACCACTCCTCCGCTCGTTGTTGCTCCCTTTGAGTACTCAAAGGAGATATTGGCTGAAATGCCAAGATTCTCATCAGGACAATACCACCAAATTCCAATAGGGAGCACAGATGCCTTGTCATAACTGACAGTGCGATCATACGACGACTGGTACCCATTGAAGTCATACCATTTAAACCCAGTAATTGCGTTGCCAGCAATCATGCAATCAGTGCTCATAACTACACCAAACGCATTCTTAATATTAGATGCAACTAATATGGCACTCATTGCGATATTCCTAAAGCTACATGACGTCACAGAGTATCCATTTGTATTTGCGTTTATAACTCCTATTTCTCCAAGGAAAGTCGTTGTCCTTATAGATCCATTAAAAAAAGATGTTGATTTTGTCCCTCTAAGACACACTCCCACATCAGACTCAAACGCGCTATCAGATATATCGATATACGTTGAACTTGCTGATGGATTATTCTTATAAAAGCTAACTCCGTAATTTAGATTATTGAAATTACAACTATTAACCCTTACAGATGATACTCTTGCATCATATAAATAAAGGCCTGCCGTCATCCCTTCAAGGTGTGTGTCGTTTAATGGAAACACTGCATTATCCCCAGCCTCGTTAGGATCATTCATTAATGTTTTAGGGTTTGTGAATTTATTTTTAATTATCGATGTAAACTCATCACAAAAAAAGTCATGTGATGCGCTATTAATTACCTTAAACCCTGAGAATCCGAATGGCTTCCCACCAGAGATTATTGCCAAACAAAATGCTTGCGCCCCACCGCGTATTCTATATTGATTTGATTTTGATTCAAATTTAAAATTGCCTTGTAATGTTGAGTTGGTGATACAACTAAAAGAGTTACCTATGTATGATACGTTATTATTATATGATGACGTTATGCTATAGCTGTTTACTTTATTTCCAGATATAAGAACATTATCACAAAAAAATTGAGCACATATCCCTGATTTTGATGTAACAACATTATCAGACATTATGCTATGAATAACCATTGAGTGAAAAGTTATGCCCCAATGATCATGGCTATACGAAGTTGATATTAATGGATCGTTTATTATATTTCCAGTGCAGTTAACATAACAAACTTGCCTATATACTCCTATTGTTGAATCATTCAACCCAAGAGTTGAGCAAATGTTATCTTTAATAGAGCAAACAGAACTTGATGTGGCATAGCTAAACATAGCTTCTGGGATATTCCCTGTTAATCTATTCCTCTCGAATCTACCAGAATAACAATAATATCGCATCTCAACATGGACATTATGGAAGTTACAACCAATCACTTCTGGCTCGATCTGAGACAAAAGCATGATTCTTCTTAGAGCATTGCTACTGCTTTTCATCGTCACACCATCTTTAATTTTGAATGGCGTAAGGTTACCTGTTGGGAACCCAAATTTCGCAGTCCCAGCCACCTGATTTACCACCAGAGGTTGCGCCAAAATAGCCTTATTGGTAGTTGTATGACCTATAATTTTTGTTACCTGAATGAACTGAGATTGGTATCCATTCAAGTTACGTGTAAGTGCCAACCCATCTATGCTGTCAGCAGGTGTGGTGGATTTTTCCGCTTCATCAATACAGAACGGATATCCATTATCAATGACGACATATTGCCCTGTGCGATCTACACCATCGAGATATACCTCAGAGTGCCCTGCAGATGCAGGCTGAGAAAAAACTGTCATAGTTGGGAAGTCATATGGCTCAACCCTAAAATGATTACCCAATGTTATTGTGCCACGACCATATATACCTTTTGCCCCGGCTGGCGCTGTATAATCTGTTGTGGTGGTAAGGTCAGCTCCTGTAATGTTTACTTCTTCTCCGAAGTTAAACGCTGCCGTCAGTGCCTGCTCGGTTGTTACAAACCTATTGGTGTAGTTAAGGATATGGTTTAAATCATATCCGTTAAGATTCCCTACAGACTTCCAGTTTGAATCTGGTGAACTACCAGGAGGGACAGTTAATGGAACTGACAGATCACCAGTATAAATGTAATACCACCCAGTTGATGAATAGAATAGTGCCTGATATTTACTTGTTATCGTTGCACCAGAAGCAAAGGATACATTTTGCAGGCGTTTATAAACATTAAATCTAAAATTTTCATTAGCGTATAAAGAAAACTGATCTGGGTCGTACCCTAAAACATTCGGAAAATAGAACTGCTTCGCCCCATACGCATCGTACACAGCCATAGAATGGCCTTGCACAGTTACGAACTTGGCAATCTGTCCGTTATATACCGGGTAACCAGCAGCGTTAATGATGATTGGTTGAGAAACAGGAACGTGAGAACCGTCTTCGTTCTCCACATAAACCTGAATCCGGTTTTCAGGATTTACAGGGTCAGTGTCAATTTTACCGATATAAATTTCGCCATTAGCTACGGCTTTAAAAGAACGAGCCATAGTGAAGAGTTGCGAAGGCATCGATACAATCACATTAGCTGTAATGTCTGTCATTTAATTTGCTCCAGATACAAGGAATCGCCGCAGCGGGGCTACGGTGAATTTTGGGCATAAAAAACCCAGCCGAAGCTGGGTCGTTGCGTTGGTTATCTGTCAGTAGTTATGTACTGGCTGAAGGATTTGTACAAAAAAATCACCTGACGGTGGGTTAATTTTTGCATTTACCTGGGCCATATTGACTACTTATAAAATGAGATCAATATTTAATCGCCCAATAACGGGTGTATGTTGAGGTATATCATGGCGAAAAAACCAGGTGAAAACACAGGAAAAAACGGCGGAATATACCAAGAAGTTGGCCCACGCGGCGGTAAGAAAGACAATTTTGCCACCGTCAAGGACAACGAAAGGCTTCCACCAACAACAAAGCCAGGTCATGGCTGGGTATTAGATAAGCGAACTCCAGACAGCAAAAAGTAATAATCAAGCCGGGTCACTCCGGCTTTTTGATATGTCGCTCGCAGAACTCAACAAGCCTGCTCATTAAGTAGCAGTAAGTCTCGTTGGCTCTTCCTGGTTCAACATCAACACCGACCCTTGAGCAGATATCGAATGCCATGTGAGCGCACTCATGGGCAATAGTAGATAGTTTGCCATTGAACACGCCTATCACATGCAAAACACCATTCTCGCTGCTCATTGTATGAGACGCTCCGTTGGCATCCGAGTCCTGCACGTCCACACCAAGTTTTTGATGCAGGCGTTGCCATTCTGGAAAGTCTCTACAAAACACAATTGTACCGCTCTCAAAGAGCGGAACGAGCATCTTTGGTACGTTTCCAATGTTAACTTTTTTCATGGTATCCTGCGCAAAACTAAGGAGGTTGGTGTGAAGCAATTTCTTGCTGCTATGTTCTTATTCATATCTTTTGGGGCTACAGCAGAGTGCTGGGTCGTTGGAGATATGCGCGGAATAAGCTATTCAGAACGAAATAATTTCCATCCGGAAGAAGATGGTTTTAGTGGAACATTCATCATTAAGACAAGCGGTGAAGATGCCAGCATCACATATTCTGGGACAGATGCGGGCGGCATGGCTTACAAAGCATTGTCTAAAAACTCCATCATAGGAATCGGCGCGAATGGCGAAACTCAACGCGTTATCGACTCATGGGTAATACATCCTACTGGAACAGTTTTAATGTCAAAAACCATTTCCGGTTATGGAAATATGGATTCAACCAAAGCTTTTGTTGGAAAAGTAAAAAGAAAATGTTAATGATAGGATTATGGCCCTACATCAACAGGTTACGCGCCCCTGAGTAATTCTATTGCGGATTTGCTTCTTACGGTGGTTTAGGCTGGAGAGCTTGTCTTCTGCTTCTGATATTTGCGCATCCAGATCTTTAAGTTCAAGCTCTGAAAGTCGCTGGTCAAGCAGGGTTTGGTTTAACTCAATGTTGTTCAGACGTTCTTCTATGGTCATGATTACTCCTTATAAAAAACCCACCTGAAGGTGGGTTTTATAATTAGATTTCTGGTTTCATTCTTCCGAAAACCTTTTCTATTCCTTTTTCGTATTCTTCTCTTGTCTCACTCATCGCTGCGACACCAAGAAGCTTACCGATATGCTGACGCAAAGCCTTGACACCAATTTCAGAAAGGAACAGATGCAACTTATCAGATTGTTTTCCGTTCTCGTCTCGGCTGGCTCGAATCTGTTCAAGGATTTTACCTTTACTCTTTGCTAGCGGGGTGTATATCTGCATGTTGGTTAGCTGCCCAAAACGAATAGGTCGTCCTTTCTCTGGCCTATTCAGGCCGTACAGTCGATACCACTCCTCGTATAGCTCATCTGGAAATTCCTTTTCATATTGACGAGCCTCTTCACGAACAAACGCTTTGAACTCGTCAATGACAGCCTGAACTTCTGGACGATAACCAGCAAGCGCATACGCAACCCCCTTAATTCCCGCCTTAGCGGAGGCATTAATAAGTCTCTGTGCTGCGGCGGCTGCCTTTAACCGTGATTGTGGTAGATCGTCATTATCTTTGGCTTCTATTAGTGCCCTACCAATATCAACAATTGCTGTAATGTCATAACCTAACGCTTGATGAACGGTTTTAGACTTCGAAGTAAGTTGAAATTTATAGGGATTTTCCATTTTTCGCTGCAATTCTAGATCTCGGTATTTGCTCATATACTGAGCGCCAAGCAGTTGATCTAAATCCCTGGCATGTTCACCAATCCCTAGCAACTGAGATAATCCAGTTTTCGTAACAACGACAGTTTTCGACTCGTCATCCAGTACATAACATTCAGCATCAATGCCAAAATCATCTAAAAAGTTACCACGATGAGTTGCCCTGAGAATCTTACTTTTCCATCTTGCAGCAGCTGCTTTCTTTGCTATTTCAGAACGCTGCTCTTTAGTCAGCGACTTTGCGCGAGCGATCCCGCCCTTAGCTTTCCCTTCGCCACTTTTCTTTTCAGTCATAATGCAAGCACCTTTGTTGTGATGTATGCTTGCATTATATGCACTGTACACACATACAAGCAAGCATAAAACAAAAACAAAATGCTTGCATTACAACCGCGCTACTCCAACTACACATTATCATCTGGTATCCTGCGCAAAACTAAGGAGGTTGGTGTGAGTGAAAAATTATCAGTTGAGATTTACAGGGATGCCAAAAAATTGATTAAAAAGGCATTGCTGATTTCCCTATCTTTGTTAGCCATTGCCATTGTTTATTTTGTGGCAGACAAAATCTATACAGAACAAAAAAATAGCAAAAAAAGCGCTGAACTGATTATGCGAGCCGAAAATGCTGTCAAGGGTAAATCACCCATGGTATTCAACAGAACATTCCTTGGCGAAAGCTCCTCTATTTCTGTTTGGTTTATTAATGATTCAGATGGGCATATTCTTGTAGAAAAAAACGGTGAAAAATCATTGTTTTCATCAAGAGAATCCGTATACGGTGGCATCAATGCATACCATCAAGCCGGAAAGGCATGTGAAACCCTGTCTTTTTCTATGACTTCAGGTTTTGTGATATCTGTTTCTTGCGATTTTGATGATTATTACACTAAAAAATAGCCATCCATGGCATTTAGTCACTGCTGTGTTGCCTCAGTAGCAAACAGCGGTCTGATGGCATTCGCAGCATTATTTAGCGCTCTTTCATAGGCTGGCGTTCCTGCTTTGGTGTTTGCCAGACGTAAGAGCGCATTCCTGGCCATAGGGCTTTCATAAACCCTCGACATAAGGCCAATCCCTGTTTCCCCAGCCAATAGCGCGCCTCCGGTTTTTAGGTTACCAATAACCCTTACCAAAGGCGCGAGTGTCATGCCAGTCTTCGTCACAACATTAGCCTCAGATGCTCTTTTGGTAGCATCGAGAATAGATAACATCCCCTCTATCTCTTTTCCGTTCTTCCCACCAAATACAGTTTTAAACACCTGACCATTTGCTTGTTTTTGCAGTTTGCCAAGCTCGCTCATCATTTTCTGAGGGCTGTCACCTACCTTGTCAGCTATTTTGCTGATATATGCCGCCCTTAGCATGTCTTTACCTTTTTGATCGAGTTTCCCGTACAATCGAGCTATATCTGACCCATATTGTCCATACACAATGGTATTTACAGCCTCGGGAGTTAAATCTCCTTTGTTTAGAACGTTTTTAAGGCGCGTTTGAGTTGCATGTGTTGCCATTTTTGCATAATCAGCTTTTCCCGCTCTCCATGCTGAAGCATCTTTTGGGCTAAGTCCTTTCGCTATAGATTTACTAAGGCTATTGGTTAGCGAGTTATAGACCCTGTCGACCATTGTTTGCGACATTGATGGCAGAACTGTACGATCGCCTTTTACGTCAATGCGGAACTGAGTTCTCAGCTTATCAAGTAACTCAAAGGCATCATCTCCATTTGTTATCTCCTGAATGGCATTCTTATAATCATTAAGCGCAGAAATGGTCTGGGTGTCAGAAACACCTTTAAGTTTCCCAAGTTCGTTTACTGCTCCGTCGATAGCTCTTATGGCGCCACTTGTATCAACTGGCTTTCCAACCATTCTTCCTGACAGGCTGTTTAGTTTTGACTTGGCTAACGATTTTTCCCTTGCAACGCCTGACTTTAGACTATCAACGACTACAGATGGATCGTAGTCGCCGTATTTTTCGGTGAAGCGATTAACAAGCTTGGTTCTGGCATCCTGCTGTGCGGATCTCATTGGTCCAGTACCAGCTATGACTCCTTCTGAGTAACCCTGCAGTTGATTGCCAAGTTTTGTTTTTGGAGGAACTACATCCGATGTCATAACTGGTACATCTGCCGCAGCGGCACGCTTGAGCAATTGCTGATCTGCTGGTGATATTTCGCCACGAACAGCAGTAATTCCACGCCCTATTCCCTTTGCTGCTGCGGAAAGAACCCCCTGAGCGGCAAGGTTAACTCCGGCATTTTTAGCTGCATTTTGTGCGAAATCGCCTTTCTGATTTGCGGCCTCTGCCAGTGAGCCAATAGCCATGCTTCCTGCCGTTCCAACTCCTGGAACTAAATACCCACCAATTGTTTCACCGGCTTGCGCGTAGGGGTCTGTCGGTCGATCGACAGGGCGATAAACATCATCCAAAACCTTGGGGCCACCAAGCCCTTGGCTGATTGCATTAATCAGACTTGCGCCACCCTGCAATACGTCAAATGGTATGTTTACCAGACCGCGACCAGCCTGCTCTGCAATTTGCCCTGCACTTTGACCACCTGTGAGCCAATCGCCAGCTTGTTGCATCAATGATAGTTCTTCACGTGCTGGTTCATTATTGGCCTGATTAACTGTTTGTTGCTGAACAGCCTGACCAGCAAAATACTCATCAATGGCGGTGCCAATATCTTCCGTGCTCGTACCATCAGGGAAGGTAAATGTCTTACCGTTTGCAGTTACTTTCATCATTCCACCGTAAATTGAATGCCTGATTTTGAGGTATATGATCCGGATTGACTCTGCTGCTGTTGGGTATTTGTCGGTTGTTGGCTATTGCTCTGTTGTTGACTATTTGCAGCACTTGAAACCACCAAAGCATCATAAACGCGACCAGACTGACCACGTAATGAGTTATATTGGCCCTGCATTTTTCGCATTTTTGTTTCAGTAGCAGCCTTGGAATCACCGGGCTGAGGCAGGTACATTTTGGAATACTCCTGCATCTCTGGCAGAGTAATTGCTGCACCTGTTTCTGGGCGCAAAATTGCATACAATGCGTCTCTCGCATTTACCATATATTGCTGCTCCGCTGGTGATAGGCTTAAATTTGCAATAGTCCCATCACCAAGAGAGCGATTTATTAATGCAACTCGCTTAGGGTCAATGCTTTTACTAAGCTGATTCATTGAGTCCATTGAATCTTTTAATCGCAAAGCAAATCCTGCCGCCTTCTTGGAACCCTCATTAGCCTTATCTATGATGCTTTGCGCTTGTGGCAAGCTAATTGGTTTAATGCCATCACCAGATATAGGTTGGTTTAGTTTTCCGGCTTCCTCGCTGCCATCGGTGTAATACTTAGTTACCGAGCCATCAGGATTGGTTTCAACCTTAAGTAATTTCTTAGCATTGGGATTAATTCCCGCCGCTGCCGCAAATGCCGCTGCACCATCTGGATCCGCCTTTAACATTTGCGCGTACTGATTATAATTCTGCATTGCGGCTGTTGGTGCATATGCTGACGTTAACGCATTTGCTCGGCTAATATCCTGCCCTCTCGCCTGAAGTGCTTCTCCAGCCTTATTGCTGCGGATTGTCTCTGCCAGCCTGCCTCGGTCAATTTCACGACCAGCCATCTTATCCTGAACAGCAAACGCCTTTTCTGGTCCAAGCGCACCGAGAGACATAGTAGTCAGCATGTGTGATAGCTGCTCTGGATTCTGGATACCTGTCTGAATCATCCAGTCAGCATTCGCACCAACGCGATTTAACCTGTCCTTGTTGTCAGTAATGAATTTACTGTAGGCTTCCGGTCCCTGAGAAAGAGCGACGTTAGCCCTCATGGCTAAATCGCCCATATCGTTGCGTTGCTGCTCATTAAGACCGGAAAACGCCTGTTGTGCCTGCGCAACAAACGCTGGATTTTCCTTGGCAAACTTAAATAGTCCCGATGGATCACCAGAAGCCCATGCATCAGCATGAACCTTATTGAACGCATTAATCGCTTTCTGTTGCTGTTCCTGCTTATAAATATCAGCAACTCCAGCCAGACCACGTAACGCGGTCAGACCAACGTTATTTGCACCTGAGCGAGCCAGTTCATTGTTTTCGCGGATCAGACCAAGCGTTGCGTTAATGTCGCTTGCCTTTGGCGCATTCTCATTTTGCGTACCGATGCCAGCCAGAAAACCACCAGAATTAATACCCTGTTGCCACGTAGCCATGATTACCCCTTAAAACAACGAGCCAAGCAGACCAAGACCGCCGCCGATCGCAGCCCCCCACGGAGTGGATGAACCAATTAATTTCGCAAGTCCAGCCCCAGCAATAGCACCAGACGCACCTCCGCCAATAGCAGATTGCATTGCTGATGGTCTGTTGGCATTTGCCGCTGCAAGAGCCGCACTTTGCTGCGAAATCTGACTCATGTTGTTGGCATATGTCTGCCCGGCGTTTGCCTGACCTTGCAGTGCGCCAAGACCAACATTTGCCAGATTCTGGTAGTTGTTCATCTGACCAGATAGCCATTGCTGACCAAGCGTTGGTGCGATTGTTGCTAACTGATTACTGGTTGCGGTGGAACCCAATCCACCTGTTGCTTCCGCTGCCGCCAGACTCTGATAGCGAGCCTGACCAGCAAGATCTTTGTACTGCTGAGAGTTGTAATACTGGTTAAGTGCCTGACCTTGCCCTTCCAGAGACGATAAGTTCTCGAGGCTTCCGACATACTTATCAGCCAGAGGAGTAAACGGCTTCAGGTTGTTCATGATGGTGTTGAACTGCTGATTTTGCAGGTCTGCGGCATACTTCTGAGCTTCTGCGGCATACTTTGCGCTTTTATCAGAACTGCCACCTTTCCCGCCTTTTTCAGGGCAATAAGGTTCCTCGCCGCGCAGTTTTCTGCCCAGCTTAAATGCATATAACATGGCTATCTCCCGTGATTCAGGAAGTCGATTAGTTCTTCGCGTGTAGCACTGTAAAATGTCACGTCATCCACGCCTTTGAAGTATTTCTTGATGGTTCCGACACGCTTAAGGCCAATCATTGCGCAGTAAATCTGCCCGTGGCGGAATTTGCGTGCGGCGAACGATGTGACGCACTGAACGGTGGTGTTAGTCAGAATGTATCGCCAGAACGCCAGCCCGATTTCCTTGCTGAAGCCGCGAACCTCTGGCAGGTACATGGCGTGGCAATCGAATGTCAGCGGCTGAATCTCCTGATAGTAAACAATGCCGCCGAACTGCCCGTGCACGTTCACCTCAAAGTAACGGCAATCATGTTTATAGTCGTATCCATCACCGTTGTTGCTCCCGGCAATAATGTCAGGGTGATTTCCGACTGCTTCGATCAAGTCGATGTTTCGCGTTGGTTTGAACTGAATCATCACTGCTCCGCGATTATCTTGATGGTTGTGGCAGTAAACGCCGCACCATTTGACTGGATGGTTAACGTACTGCCATTTGTGGCAAGAAATCCGTCTTTATCCACGCTGAAGAACGTAGCTAACAGGATGTTGTCGGTTGTTGTCGCCGCATTACGACTGCTAACCAGTGTGTCAGGAACAGAGCCGGAAAATGTTAGCTGCATTGACCTGTTGGTGGTTCCGCTGGGCCACGTCCCGACGATCGACAGCTTGAAGAACAAGGTTTTGTTCTCGTTGAACACAACCATCTTGTTGTTAACAGTGTCAAAGAATGGTGCCAACGTCCCGGATGACGGCGTGAGCGTTTTCAGCAGGCTAACAAGGTTGGTCGGCGCTGTCGGGATGGTTACAGATACACCAGAGTAAACAACCTCTGACTTCTTGCGTGTGGTTGCATACTCCAGAGCATCAATGCGCGTTTCATGGTCTGAAACCTGCGACTCCAGCGACTGAACTCTGGTATCAAGCGACGCAATATCGCTTTCATTCTGAGCGATTCGCGTTTCATGTTCCTGAAGAGTTGATTCTGCCTGGCTGATTCGCTCCTCATGATTAACAAGCGTTGCTTCCGCAGCAGAAATTCGCTGCTCATGGTCAGCGAGAATCACATCCTGCTCATCGTTCCTGACTTGTGCATCATAAGCGCCCTGTCCGGCCTCGTTGGCCTTGCTAGCCACATTACCAACATCAGTACCCTGTGCAATAACGTACAACAGATATGACTGCGAGAAGATATTGCGTGGAAGGACTGATGTGTCGAGTCGTGTAGCCTGAATGATTACCGGCACATTGAGATTCGAATCCGCCATTACTCAATCCTTATCTGGCAGCCAGACAGAGTGACAGGTGACTTCGTGATAACGCGCAATTTGAAGCCAACATTTTTCCTGATTCGCCCGACACGCTTCCACAAAACACGTTTGTCATAAACGAACGGTTCATTCTGCTCAATCATCTGCTCACGCCCGTAATTGATGCCGTCAGTGGTTGCAGAGAGGAACAGGCGGTCGGCGTACTGAGCTACGCCAGTGGATGATTCCACCTCCAGATCGAAGCATCTGGCGTTATCCGCTTTGAACAGTGGAGTAAACAGCAGGTGTTCCTGTTGAAGCCCATACTGACTGCTGATATCGAACTGCAATTTCCCGGTCACCGATTCCAGCTTATCGCCGCACGTTATCTGATTTCCTTCGTAAATGAAGTCGATAGCGCGGTACACATCGTCATACAGGCCTGTTTTCAGTACACACCATTGCGGACCATTGGCACTTGAAGATGCGTCGTATACGAGGACATGGCGCGGAAGATGGATAATCAGCAGCTCATGCGCATCAAATCGCAGCGATTCCATCACGCCATCAGCCAGTTCATCAGCAGTGTAGGAGCGGAGGATTTTCTCAATGCTCGCGCTGGCGATTGGTGACACCTGACCGGATCCGATGATGTATACAGACGGCGCACCTGTTGCCGGATTGCTGATGAACGCATAGGAATCAGCAAACGGCGTTTTGCAGTAAGTCCCGGCGATTCCTTTTTGCACCATCAACGATGGCTGGGCGACATACAAAGCGGCACCAACAGTGGTTGCGCCCGTCAGGGAGAAATATTCAATAGTCGATGAACCAAAGCAGACTATGAAGTCTCGCCATGTACCTATGCCGATGATGCCGTCAGGCTGCGACTCTGCGCGATATTGTGCGCTGTATCGGTCAGGATGTGATTCGTCTTCAGGGTCAGTGATAAACCATGAATCAGTGCCGTCTTTTGACCACGCATAACGCCCACGTAAGCGCGTAATGTCGCGGACTGAACCTAACTCATACTGCGTGAATCCGCTGTCTGTAGGCCAGTTTGAGACTGTTTTAACCGTGCCATCATAACGATACTCTACCAGTTGACCATTAACGCCTACCGCCTGTGATGTCCGACCATGCGCCATTGATACGCGACCACTTCCGGCAACATCACCGACTTCACTTTCGCCTTTGTAAAGCTTCCCACCACACACGCGATAAACAGCATTCTGCGCCATGTTGTACTCGACGCCGCGAGATACGCCGTTCACATCAGAACGTTTGGCAATGCCCGGGAATGAGCGAAGATATCCGCTGCTGTTCAGGATTTCTTTGGGTGTAGCCAACATATTCACTGGCAGATAGTCGATATAGTCGGCGTTTCGAAAGTCTTTGCCGACGCCTTTCATGAGCGGAAGTTGCTGAATCGGCATTTATTCACCTCACGTACTCGGATCATCTTTCTCGATGTAAAACCGATTCCACGTAAACGCGCTTTTGTTACCACTACCGCGAGGCATGTCATTTCGCCGCTCAAGTGGTGGTATTTTGGTTAAAGCGATACAGATTGTTTGATATGCACTGTCAGCAGCGGTAAGGAGAGCGTCCGACGGCTGAATGACATTATCCATGCACACTTGCACAGCGAGTTTCAAAGCGACGCCATCATTTGCCCATGCAGGGATACCTGAATCATCGTCAGGTAACGGCATGATGCCGTTTTCTGTATCAGCAAACTGATACCCAAGCTCGATACCTTTCGCCTGCCATGCTGCCATCATGTCTTCGAGGTCATTAATGGCATCTTCAATTGCCTGAGGGTCAGCATCTGTCAACGTGGCATTGGAATACAGCCCGGCTTTTCGTAAAGCCTTTAGAACGAGATCACCCTTCGTTTTCGCCATCTTCTTCCGCCTTAGCCACTTTTTGCTTCGTTGCGGTTTCTTCAGGAGTTTTTACCCAGCCTTTTTTCAGGTGAGATTTAACTTCTTCGTCATCAACAATGATGTAATCGACGGCAAACTGACCGCAGGTGATCATGTTGCCAGGCTTATAGAGCATTGTTCGTGCCATTGTCTTCTCCCAATAAAAATGGGGCCGAAGCCCCACCAAAATTACTGCCCGGCAATAACGATGCCCGTATATTCAGGAACAAGTACAGAGCAACCGTACAGAGTGGTGAAACGAGCAGTGGTTACGCCTTTGATGTGGTCGAAGGCGTAAGACATGATCAGCGTAGCGCCCTGCTCGGTGGTTGCTGTCATTACCTGTGGACCCTGACCAGTCGGGAACGCCAGTTTTCCGTACATCAGCTCAACAGAACCATCAGCCCAGAACAGGTTAGCCGGTGCAGCATTCTTGTTGAGAATGGTGATTGCTGCGCTATTTGCCGCGTTAGCATCAACGTTTGCATATGGTCGGCTGGCGACATCCGCGTTGTCAGGCGGCAGAATTTTCGGGGAGATAGTTACTGTCGTTCCGCTAACTGCCAGAACGCGGAATACCTGCGGCTGCCCGGTAGTATCTTTGGTGATCTGGTGTACAGAATTCACGCCAGCAATGGTGAATGCATCGCCAACCTGCAAACCTTCAGCAGATACCGTAATGGTCCCCTGTCGGTTATCCACTGGCATATCGTTAGCATCTTTCGCTTCAACCTTGTGCGCAGGTGCTGCTGCCAGCGTAATGGAAGTTGCTGTACCCTTCGGAACACGACCAGAAATATCGGTCTTGTAGCTATCGAAGGACGCAACCGGAGGGATCTGCGCTTTTTCGTATGCTGTCAGGGTTGCGCCCTGAGCATAGGCACGGTGACCAAGCTCGCCAGCAAGGTCTTTGTAGTTGAAGGGGTTCCAGAAAGAGCGGCGGTTGATACCCTGTGGTACACCAATCGCCGTCATAGTGGCATCAATACCTGCCGCACAGTTCCACAAATCACGGCCCTGTGAACCAGTGGTTGAGTCAGCCATTGTGATCACGTTAGTAGCACGCTGCGTGACCATGGAAATCAGGTCAGAGTCAATCTGTGCAGCAAGGCGCATACCTGCGGCGCGACCAGCTTCAGTTTTATGTTCCGGGTCACGCATTTCACGCGCATCCAGAGTGTACAGAATGTTTTTCGGCTCCTTGAACACTGAAGGAACAAGGCGCTGAACCAGTGCTGTTGGTGTTTTGCTGCTGAGATCGAGGCCTTCCTCAATGTTCATGTGGTAATGCTGCGGACGATACAGAACATCACCTGCTCGCTGCATTGCTGTATCACCGGGACGGAATTTTTTAGCGTTACGGGAAACTACGCAGGCGGCCTCAAAGCCTTCAACGTAGTTTTCGAACATGATTTCAAGGTCTTTTGCTAATTGGTTATCCATGCTTAATGCTCCGATAGGTTATTTTTTTGCCTTTTTAGCGGCGAAATACGGCGTCCAGTCACCAGTTTCCAGCGCCTTGGCTTTCAGTTTGTCGAGGTTGTTGATTACTGCGCCGTTGCTCCCCTTAACTGTCGGGGTTGTGGCTGCCGTGGTTTTTGCTTTTGGCATGATTCTGGCCTTAGATTCGATACGTTCCAGCAGACGACCAATTGCTACGGGGTTGGTAGCTTCTGCCAGTTGCTTGCGCAGTTCAGCGTTGCGACCGAGCGCCAGAACAACGATTTCCGGCTTCTCTGACTCAAACAGGATCGCGTTTTGTGTCTCGATGGGGATTTCCTCGAGTACGGCCTGCTCAGCTTCCTGATAGCCAGGAACTTTGAGGGCCTTAACACGTTGCTGATATTTGGATAATCGCTCTTGATAGGCAGCCTGAAGCTCCTGCTCCTTCTGCTTGCGAGCCATCTCCTGTTGCTGGTACTTGCCGTTATCCTCTGCCCACTTAGCCATGCGTTGCTGGTAGATTTCTTCATCGAAACCGATGTCCTCATCATCCAGTTTTGGCATTCGCGGTGGTTGAGTGATTACCGGCTGCTGCTCGACGGGTTTCTGAGACTGACGCATCAGCTCTTTCAGCTCACGGTCTTTCTCTTTAATCGTCTTGCGCAGGTGTTTTACCAGTCCATGCTCTGCGCCATCTTCGCTGGTTGGCGAATCCAGCTTTTCGTCACCAAAGTAGAATTCCTGTTCTGATTCGTCGTCATCAGTTTCAGTAGCTTCCTCTGCATCATTGCCGGAGGACTCACTGCCATCTTCTGTTTCGACTTCTTCAGCCAGTTCGACATCATCAGGAATCTGCTCTGACGCGTCGGTTTCGATTTCAACTTCTGGTGTGTTTTCTGCCATCTGGTCCATTTGTTACCCCTGTTTACTCGATGTTCAGCCCATCGGAAGGCAATAGGGTGCCAGGCCTCATAAAGACAGCCATTGCACGTTATGGGTTAATTACTGCTGTGGTTGTTGCTGAGTTGATTTTTGCAGGATGCTGCTGATGTCCATGCGCTGCGCATGGCCCTGTGCCTGACTTTTCAGGACAAGCTCTGCATCAGCACGGGCATTATCTCCTTGCTGTTGCTGGAACTGTCCGAGCAGTTTCAGCGCCTCACGGATATCAGATTTTTGCTGGCTATCGGCAGATGCGAGGATTTTCACAACATTTGCCGCAGCAACCTGAGCATCCGTCTGTGCCTGGAATGCTTTAACCTGAATGGCTGCTTGTTCGTTCTGCGCTTTCTGCAATTCAGCCTGACCAGCAAGAAGCTGACCTTGCGCAGCAACCATAGCCGGATCTGGCTGACTGGCCTGTTGTTGTTTCGCCTGCTCAACCATCTGCTGTTCTTCTGGTGTTCTCGGCTTGATAACTCCAGACAGAAGCAACTGATTGCGGTTGTATTCTTTAAGGTCGTCCATCCCTTCGCCGTCCATATTGTCGAGAATCATCGACGATACAAGGTCGTGCTTCGGCGTTCCTGGTGGGATAAGTGCCAGCATGGAAAGTAACGACTTAACCGTTGCATCACGGCGAGTAGCGAACGACTGACCAACATCGACAGTCACTTCATAGTTACCCTGCGAAAGGTCGTTAAGCGCGATAACCTGCCCTGTCTGACGGTCAACCACTTCACCAGTCATCAGCGCCACGTCATCGCTGCCGTCCTCATTAACGATACGCATCGGCGTATCACTGCCATAGACCTCACGCGCCATAGAAAGCCACACGACGCCAGCGCGGCGCATGGATTTAGCCATGTTGTCCATGTAGATATAGGACTGCGTGTCCATCCGGTTAAAGATGCTATCAACGGTATCGGTAGCGACGTTGCTCGGCATGTTCTCAAGCTGCGACGCACCCGTAATTTGCTGAATAGCAGTTCCGGTGTACTGCAACAGCCCGGCAAGTGCGGGGGGCATTTGTGTTGGAGGAGTCCAGCCAGCAACCTGTGCCTCTGAAATGACCGTTCCGTTTTTGTCCTTCTTGCTGGTCATGGGAAGAACTGCAGGTCTTTTCTTATTCCTCTCTGCCCAGTGATTCATTAATGGACCGGGAATGAAATCAACATCCACGATAGGAATGCCATCACCGCCAGCCTGAGTAGCGTTATCTGCAATCATGGAAACCATCAGGTTCTCAAGACGCTGTGCATCCATCGCTTTTGCAGCGTGGCCTTCGATTCGCTCCTGATTATCAACAAATGAGCGACGCCCATATACCGGGATGAGAGGAATATGTTCGCCCGGAATACGCTTCGGTTCTTCCAGCCATTCAGCGCCAGACAGAAGGCCGCAATAAACGCGGCGTTTCTTCACTGTCCGCTCGCCAATCAGTTCGAATGCGCCATCGGTCAGCTCGTCAACAACATCTTTGATTTGCTCTTCATCATAGATTGCCGTTTCTCCGCTAACAGGGTTGCGCCACGCCGTGAGCTTCACCTTCTCTATGCGAACTTCGTAGTAGCGTCCAACATAGATGGCATCGGGCGTTGACCAGTCATACTGAGTACCAGTGTCATCACGAGAAAGGCTTGCCGCGATGGAATCAGGGTATTCAGCCTCGAACGCTTTAGGCGTCATGGAGAACATTTCCATAGCCCACATAGCATCAGAGCGGTCATATTGCTTGCTGTCCTGATCGAAGAAGACGCATGTCGCTGGGTCGTAAACAGGAAGAAGACTGATGCGTCGCTGCTCGTTACTCGGATCCATTTCATCTTCGTAATCGGCACACATGCGGAAACAACCGAATCCACCCGTTACGGCATCATCAAATGCGTTATCACACGCTTCGCCACCGGATGTTTCCTGATAGTCAGCGCGGAATTTGCCGTTCATTTTTTCGGCTAACGCTTCCGATGCCTTATCGTCCTTCGGCCTGAATTTAACGCTGATGCGATTCTGTCGATACTCGCCAATGATGCGATCACATTCACGGGCAATCTTATTCAGTTCAAAGCGCGGGTAATGCTCAAACCTGCCTTCATCAAATGAGTAACCAGCGTTTGTGCTGCCTTCCCACTGTGCGCCGGATACCCGGACGAAACGTTGAGCCTCAATAATCTGCTCACGCATATCCTGCGTTGCTGACCAGGCATTATCAAAGTTGCACAGCACCTTGCGATGCCAGTCAGTCATCTTTTTTTCTGCCATATCAACCTACACCACAAGGAATTGAGTAACTGGAATAGTCGGGTTGCGCAGCCGACTCCGGGCAATGCATACACATCATCAGCGCATCAGCCAGGTTAGGAGATGGAATACCGAGCTTCTGCTTCATTTCGACCTTAGTCATAAGCTCCAGCTTCCCGTTGTTATTGAATTTGCGCTGAATCTGCGTCAGTTCTGCAAACAGCTTCTCCAGCATCTTCTCGCCTATTGCTTCCTTGTCGAAACTCAGCATGTCGTCGGGGTCTGCATACTCACCGTGGACAACCGCCCGATATGTCAGATAAAGCCTGTCAGCCAGCGCGTAATAGAATTGCGCTCGCTTATTGCGGAACACATCACCAATAGTGCGAACGTTGTCACCCTGTACGACTTCATCAGCCCATGCTCCGGCCTGATACGGAGCATCTTCATCGAATGGCGATTCGCTGCCCTTGAACATCGTGGCGGTGATTTTCTTGCCGGAGAACGCTTCCGTTGTCTGTCTGCGTAGCCCGGCACCAACACCATCACCATCCCACAGGTAATGGTCAGCGCCGTCTTCAATCGCCAGCGAAGTAGCCCAGTCAGCACCCTCGTTGATGTCCATCAGCAGACCTTCGGCAATGCGCTTAACTACCGAACCGTGGCGCGATGCATAACCTTTGGCATCCGGCCCTGTATCTGACGGGTCATGCGCAGAGACAACAGCGCCTTTCGCTTTCCATCCGAGTTTCTTGTGCGCATCGGTTGCGGCTTCAAGCCATTCACGTTTGATGATTGCCATATCACTTGCGCTTACTGGCTCACCAAGCCAGATGTGACGATACAGTGTCGGGTTTCTGCGTTTACACTCTTCCATCTCCAGACGGAGAACTTCAGGAAAGTGCGGGTTGTCGGTGTAGTTCACCGTCAGCAGGCAAATATCATCTGGAGGATTTACGACGAATCGCTGATAGGTATCGTCAAGGATGTTCTTCGGGTTAAAGCTCACCCATATTTCGGAAAACGGCTTGCGGATGGTTGGTATCAGGATATCCCATGATTCCTTCGTTACCGCTTCCGCTTCTTCCACCCAGCAGATATCAATGCCTTCGAGCGATTTAATCTTCGTCGGGTTGTTTTTGATGCCGTAGAACATGAATTCAGCATTCGTTCCGAGATGACGAATCATTGAACGCTGAATTTCAAACTCAGCCGAATACCCTTCCCGCTCTATGGTGTCTTCAAGCAACCGGATTACCGAATCGCTGATACTGTTTTGCAGTTCACGAGCGCAGAGAATACGCACAGGCTGCCGACGCGCCGCTTCAACAAGCAGTCTCGCAATTGCCCATGACTTACCGCTACCTCGACCGCCTTTGGCGACTTTGTAGCGATGCGCCTCAATGAACGGTTCAAAGATAGGATTAATCGAGGTCATTTTCCGAACAGAGTGCTCATCGGTGATGTTTCAATCTGGATTGCGCCGCCGTCTTTGCCTGTTAGCTCGTGATCAACCTTGTCGCGCCATTTATCCTTCTGTCGGTTCTTAAGCCAGAAAATGGCAGCGGTTGTATCAGGCGGGTAATACTTCTCAAGCGGAGTTTCGACAATTCTGTTTTCAATAACACGAATATCGATATCTGGAGCCACGAAGCCCATAGCGCGTTGATAAAGACGATCACTAACTTCTGCATCAGCGACGGCCTTACCCTTTTTTATGGACTCCGAAAACTTAGGATAATCAAGCTTCCACTTGTTAATAGTTGACTCACTGACTTCGAAGAAATCAGCAAGCTCTGCATCGGTGTAGCCCAGCAAGCACAGTTTGCGTGCCTGTTCGGCGTACGCCTCTTGATACTTTGTTGGGCGCGCCATGTTTATGCTCCGGTAGTGAACAGGTCTAACGCTTCCTTAGATTTACGCACCGCTTCGAATGTGCGGATCGTGATATCTGAATTAGCGCCGCCTGACTGGAAGTGAATTTTGAATAGCTCAAGCTTCAGTTCGTCAGTGCCAATGAATTGAAATGCTTCTTCTGCGGCTGCGTTCTGGTTCATGACCAGTTTGTAAATCTCTAACTGGAATTTCTGTTCTTCAGTCATGGGAATAATCTCTGCCATTGTTGGCTCCATTTATCCGTTAAAAGGGATATCAGTTAAGTTATCCCGTGTAGGGTATAAGCCATTGTCGAGACCACTCATTGAATGGCCTCTGCAATAACCGATGTCTTTCCATCAGTCCGCCACCACAAAGAATCTTTTTTGCCTTAAGGCTGGAGGTTCATCTTTCAGTGGCTGCCAGTGTTATTTCCCCACTTACTGGCTTGGGTTGTTTCGCGGTACTGCCGTAACTGGTTGCCCAGAATAAATTCCGGTTTCATTATCAAGCCCACCCGTAGATAGGCTTTGTAATGAACTGGCTCTTATCTCAACGCAGCCCCTTACCGCGCGCCAGATGCTCAACTTCAAGCATCAGCAATGAGATGTTTAATCTGGATTCTCTCCAGAAGTGATCGCCACCCTGTCTACAGAGCCAGATGTGAAGGATGATGAGTAAAATTATCGCTATCATCGAAGGCATTGCGTCCTGATGTATTCCTGCAGGTAGTTAACCTGCGCGGTTATCTTGTCGATTCCACTTCGGAGACGGTAATAATTGAGTTCAGCATCTGCTGTAAGTCTTGGGCTTTCTCCATCGCCCATGCTGCTGGCTCCGGTCGTTGACTTTGCACAGGTGGCGGCGACTTGCAGGCGCTTACGACCAGCAGAAACATCAGCACGGAGACTTTCGATAGTCGCGTTAGCATCAGCAAGCTCCTTTGTGTATCTTGCGTCGAGTTCTGCTACATCATGTTGCCGCTTCTGCATATCAGCGATAATGGATGTGGCTTTATCGCGCTGTTCTTTATAGGTAATGGCGTTATCACGGTAATGATTAACAGCCCATGACAGGCAGACGATGATGCAGATAACCAGAGCGGAGATAATCGCGGTTACTCTGCTCATACCTCAATCTCTCTAACCGTTCCGCCTGCTTCTTTGAATTTTGCAATCAGGCTGTCAGCCTTATGCTCGAACTGACCGTAACCAGCGCCCGGCAACGAAGCCCAGATATTGCTGCAACGGTCGATAGCCTGACGAATATCACCGCGATCAATCATCGGTAAAGCGCCACGCTCTTTAATCTGTTGCAGTGCCACAGCGTCCTGGCTTTTCGGAGAGAAGTCTTTCAGGCCAAGCTGCTTACGATAGGCATCCCACCAACGGGAAAGAAGCTGGTAGCGCCCGGCGGCTGTTGATTTGAGTTTTGGGTTTAGCGTGACAAGTTTACGAGGGTGATCGGAGTAATCAGTGAATAGCTCTCCGCCTACAATGACGTCATAACCATGATTTTTGGTTTTCTGACGTCCGTTATCAGTTCCCTCCGACCACGCCAGCATATCGAGGAACGCCTTACGTTGATTATTGATTTCCACCATCTTCTACTCCGGCTTTTTTAGCAGCGAAGCGTTTGATAAGCGAACCAATCGAGTCAGTACCGATGTAGCCGATGAACACGCTCGTTATATAAGCGAGATTGCTACTTAGTCCGGCGAGGTCGAGAAGGTCACGAATGAACCAGGCGATAATGGCGCACATCGTTGCGTCGATTACTGTTTTTGTAAACGCACCGCCATTATATCTGCCGCGAAGGTACGCCATTGCAAACGCAAGGATTGCCCCGATGCCTTGTTCCTTTGCCGCGAGAATGGCGGCTAACAGGTCATGTTTTTCTGGCATCTTCATGTCTTACCCCCAATAAGGGGATTTGCTCTATTTAATTAGGAATAAGGTCGATTACTGATAGAACAAATCCAGGCTACTGTGTTTAGTAATCAGATTTGTTCGTGACCGATATGCACGGGCAAAACGGCATGAGGTTGTTAGCGCAATCTCCTGCCACCCGCTTTCACGAAGGTCATGTGTATAAGGCCGCAGCATAACTATCACTGATGAATTCAGGACATCCAGTGGCTACGGCTCAGTTATGGTGCTGGTTAACGGACTTGAACCGCTACCCATTCGCTTACAAGGCGACTGCTCTACCATTGGAGCTAAACCAGCATATTTGGCGGGACAGCGTGGACTCGAACCACGATAAGAAGGTTAACAGCCTTCCGTAATTACCTTTATACGACTGACCCAAATAAAAAATCCCGAAACCGTTGTGCAGGCTCTAACTATTACCTGCGAACTGTTTCGGGATTGCATTTTGCAGACCTCTCAGCCTGCGATGGTTGGAGTTCCAGACGATACGTCGAAGTGACCAACTAGGCGGAATCGGTAGTAAGCGCCACCTCTTTTTATCTCACTACCACAACGAGCGAATTAACCCATCTATCCCATACTGGAGAATTCACCATGATATTTTATCCTGGCATTTTCCATTGCCTTTCTCGCCTCCTCGATATCGTCAAAACACCCTACATGAATCCTTTTACCATTGACCCTAATTCTTCCAACCCACTTGTTTGCAGCAGAATTAAAAGTCACCCCCTTCACACCAGATGAATTGTTTTTCCTCATCTTGCTGTTCCATGAGTTTTGAGTGTTAGTAACAACACGAAGATTGGCTATCCGGTTATCAGATCTATCACCATTAATATGGTCAATCACATCGGTTGGCCAATCATTGTAAACCATCAGCCATGCAATTCTATGGACATATAGCCGCATCCCATAAAGTTTTACCTGCAGATATCCATTTGTTTTATAGCCAACAACAGCGCCATAGATAAATCTAGAAGACCGAGGTGGATTCTTCCATGTAAGAATTCCAGTATCTGGATTGTAATTAAAAAGTCTCAATGCATCTTCACGTTTTAACATAGGCGAACCACATAGATATTAGAGCCTGCTGACATAGAAATATCACCACGAGAGAAGTCGCCAAAGGCGATATTTCTCAGGCTCTATTCCTATGTGCTCTCGAGTTTATGATGCGCATGTCAGTGCGCTTAGAACTTAAAGATGAGGTGGGTAAAAACTGAAAGAATGTGAACAGATATAAATCTGCCATTCTTGGGTTAAATTTACCCAACTTTATTCAAAAAGTCAATATCATGCCGTTAATATGTTGCCATCCGTGGCAATCATGCTGCTAACGTGTGACCGCATTCAAAATGTTGTCTGCGATTGACTCTTCTTTGTGGCATTGCACCACCAGAGCGTCATACAGCGGCTTAACAGTGCGTGACCAGGTGGGTTGAGTAAGGTTTGGGATTAGCATCGTTACAGCGCGATATGCGGCGCTTGCTGGCATTCTTGAATAGCCGACACCTTTGCATCTTCCGCACTCTTTCTCAACAACTCTCCCCCACTGCTCTGTTTTGGCTATATCAACCGCACGGCCTGTACCGTGGCAATCTCTGCATCTTGCGCCCGGCGTCGCGGCACTACGGCAATAATCCGCATAAGCGAATGTTGCGAGCACTTGCAGTACCTTTGCCTTAGTATTTCCTTCAAGCTTTGCCACGCCACGGTATTTCCCCGATACCTTGTGTGCAAATTGCATCAGATAGTTGATAGCCTTTTGTTTGTCGTTCTGGCTGAGTTCATGCTTACCGCAGAATGCAGCCATACCGAATCCGGCTTGTGATTGCGCCATCCCCATAGCAGCCATCACATCAGTACCGGAAAGAGAGTCAGAAGCCGTGGCCCGTGGTGAGTCGCTCATCATCGGGCTTTTTGGCGAATGAAATTTAGCTACGCTTTCGAGTCTCATCGTCTTCCCCTCTTGCCCTGTTTGACCATCAGGACGCCGTTAACTATTACGTGACGCTCGCCTTTGCTGTCTCGGTTGTACTTGAGCACTGTTCCTCTTGCGCAGGAAAGCATCCTTGCCACTTCGGTCTGATTGCCTCGTGTCTGGATAAGAAGCTCTGGTATCGTTTGAATTGTGGCGTTCATGCGTTCTCCAGTTCGGTGATTTTTATTCCAAGCCTTCCACCTGGTACTTTCACACCACGAATTACGCGAATGTCATCGAATTGCTCGTCGTCTTCCGCAAATCCGGCGTGGATAAGGGAGTCGAGTAAACCTTTCAGGATGTTGTCGAGGTCGCGGCGGCGGGAGTCTGGAACGTCTGCGATGACTTTGATGCGGAGTCGTGATTTGGTGAAAATGTCTAACTTGAGTTGGCGGATTATTTGCTGTACATCTTTTCGGTATTTCTGGCCTTTATCGCTGATGTAGTATTGGCTTCCCCTTCTTCGCCAGTAGGTATTCACCGACGGCGGGTATGGAAGCACAAACCGATATTCATTCATGACTTAACCTTCCCCTCCTTCAGCAATACCGCCTGCGTCCTGATCACGCCTTCGAGGTGGTAAAGTCTGGCGTCTTTGTTGTCGAGGTTATGGGTGCGTCGGTCGATTTCATCGTGACACGCACTACAAGCCCATGCACCGATCAGGTCGTCAGGCTTCATTCCCGTTCCGCAAATTCCAGCCATCCGGTAATGTGCCAGAACTGTAGTTTCAGGATTGCCATTGCATACGCCGTAAATACGTACCTGGCATTCTCTGCCGCGTGCTTCTTTGCGTAGGTTAGCCATTATGGTTCACTCCAGTAATTCTCAATTGCAGCAGCCATTCTCTGCATCCACTCAGCCAGCTTTAACGCGGCTTCTCTTTCAGAACCACATTTAGGGAAATCCTTCATTTCCATGCTGGCCTTATATGTTCTGAATGACAGGTCTCCGGTAATAACCAACTCCTGATCAAGCACCGAGCGTTTATTCCGGTGTTGAACGTAATAGACAGATTCAGTCCGCATTTCTTCTCTGTCTTTTTTGAAGGAAATAAGCTCAGAGAAATCACTCATCGTCTTCTTCCTCGTACATTGAGCTATTCGGATCGCTCATCAGTTCTGCGCAGCAATCTGAGCACACGTGAACTTCCAGCACATGCAGCTTCTGACCGCAGTTAGCGCACGTTAAAGCCCGCTCGACGCTTTGTTGTTCGTAACTTCGATTTGGGTCAATCACCTTGTTTTCCTCGCACGTTCTCTAAGCCACCGGATATCCCACAGGTGAGCCGTGTAGTTGAAGGTTTTTACGTCAGATTCTTTTGGGATTGGCTTGCGTTTATTTCTGGAGCGTTTCGTTGGAAGGTATTTGCAGTTTTCGCAGATGATGTCGGTGATACTTCGTCGCTGTCGTCTCATGCAGCCCTCCTGACGCCCTGCCCGATCGCCATCAATGCCGCTTTGGATACGGTGGTAAACATCCGTCGAGGACTGATGAACGGTCGCCAAATCAGCAGCATGGAGCCTTTGCTGTTTCCCTTCTTCTCCAGCCCTGTCGATGGTTCGATAAAATTAATCCGTCCATCAGTGATAATACGAACTTCGTCGACACTCTCCAGAGCCTTGCTGAACCATCCGACTGACATATCCTCTGGCACAAGCATCACTACCGTCTGTCGCTGTTGTATGCACTGTTCAGCGGCTTTTTCCACCCACGGCCTGATATTGCTGTACGGTGGGTTATTCCAGATTGCACCGTGGCTTACCCACTCAGAATTTAGCGCGTCGTCGGCCTCAGTTAACCAGTGAGCGCACAGAGCATTTTTGTCGCTCGCTGCCGAATCCAGCCAGAATCCAAACTCAATATCCAGTGCATCAAAAAGCCAAAGCGGCGTTTGCCAGCAGTCCTTGTCGTGTGCTGGCGTATTTGATTTGATAGTCATGCAGCTCTCCCTTTTCGTTGTGACCATTCATACTCTCGCCGGGAGTCATCACTCCACCGCACGTTGCGCTCTGAGCCGAACCAAAACATGATTTCGATAAGCTCAGTCATGCTGGCCTTTCGCATTTTGCTGGTACGCACGCCAAGCATGACAACGCCACCGTCGATACCAGGAACACTTCGTTGCTCCAGTTTTTTGGTCTTAAGCCACAGGGCAGTGAACAGGTCTTTCCAGTCTTCCGGTGCCAGCCGTTGACCATGCCATAGCACCTGACGCGAAACATCGTTCAGCATCGGCCACATACGGTCATTCTGCGCTTTGCTGCGCTTGGGTTCTTTAACGTGGACTTCGTGGGGTGACTTGTCGTCGATGGGTAGTGAGAGAATGGCGTCTATGGCGTTATTTCTGATTGCTTCGTTGCGAAGCAGAAAAGTTTGTTTTGTCATGCTTCATCATCTCGTTCCATGCATCCATGCATTCTTGGTGGCTATTTCGCGTAACCTCTATCTTCGTTTTCTCACCTTCACACCAGTGGCGAAGGTAAACTTTCAGCACGATGTAACGCTGACCCGTCCAGTGCTTCGTTTCGTCGAATGTAGATATTCCGGAACCGCAAAATATGCACGGCTTTAACTCGCTCATACTCACTCCTTCACTTTGACTCCAGCAGCGCGGATGGCATCTACATCGCTTTCGTATTGCGATTCTGCACCTGAGTCATAGCCAATGTGATAATCACCGGGAAGTGGGCCTTTCTTTGGCTTTTGCAGCTCAATCTCGATAGCTGCTCGCGATGCCTGCCATAAAGTCCACCACTCATTTAAGGAGTGACGAATATCCATGCTTGAAAATGCGAAGTACCTATCACCATTTCTTGCCTCGGTTATCATCTCGAATGGTAATTTCAATTTTTTGGCAACGTATTCCTCAAACTTCTTTCTTGATTCGTCCATATCACTCTCCATCGATGATTTTTTGGGTTACCAATAATATTTGATAGTCGCCATAATTATCGGTAGCAACGCGCAGACAACTGAAAACCGTAAAACAAAACCTACTCCCAATATGCGATATCCATTATTCCAGAGAACAAAACTCATCATCAGAAGGAATCCATGAAAAATCGCGACAAGAAATAAACTACAAATAAATGCATTTACCATCGGTACTTACCCCTCGCTCTTAATCCAATAAAAAAGGGCTACTGTGTAAATAGCCCCTGTTATTATCTCAGTGATGTAGACGGTCATACGTCAGCCCCTTGTGCATATCGTCTGCCACGCGCAGCAGGTGCATTTGATGCTGTGCAAATCTGTCTGGCTTCATCCTGGTCACATGCCACAAAGTGTCCGTTGCAGAACCGCTGGTAAACCGTACCAAGTGAGCCAAAACGGTTTTTCGTCACGATGATTTCAGCAAATGGCGCGGCGCTACTGTTCTCGTCATATACAGCTTCCCGATAGAGCATGATGATTGAGTCTGCGTCCTGTTCAATGCTTCCTGAATCACGCAAATCTGCGTTTGTCGGGCGTTTGTTTGGCCGCTTCTCAACATCGCGCGAAAGTTGACTTAGGGAGATAACAGGCGTTTTCAGGTCTTTCGCCATCGCCTTCAGGCTTCCGGAGATGTGAGCAATTGCGAGGTCGTTGCGATCTGCTTTCGGCTTCTCAATCAGGCCAAGATAATCCGCCATGATGAGTGACAGGTTTGGATTTTCCTGTTTGTGCCGTTCTGCGATTGAGCGTATTTCTTCGACCGATAACCGCGAGGCATCGACTACCCATACATCCAAATCTGCAAGCTGACTCATGCCGTTAGCAACACGCGCCCAGCCTTCGTCATCCATCGATGCAGGATTTCGCAGCACGCTAACCGACATCCTCCCGGCGTTGGCAATGCTCCGCTCTGCAATCTGCAATGCGCTCATTTCCATCGAGAAAATCAATACTCCGCGCCGGACGTCAGAACCAGGAATAACACGACTTGCCACGCCTTCGGCAATCTTCAGCGCCAGCTCGGTTTTACCCATACCAGGACGAGCGGCGATTATCACCAGGTCTTCCGCGTTCATCCCTCCGGTGATGGCATCAAGTTCTTCGATTCCGGTCTTCAGGGTATCTGACTCTTCTCCGTTCCTCAGACGCCTGTCAAGCGTGTCAGTGTAGTCAGTGATGATTTCCCCTAACCGTACAGGTTTAACCTCGTCACGGGGCTTTCTGATGGCTGAAAGACGCTTTACAAGTTCATCCATCGCCTGACTCGATGCGTCGATGGTTCCGCTCTGAATTGGTTCACGCATTTCATCCATGATTTCCAGCACCAGACGGCGGTGATAGTTATCCGCGACCATTCCGGCATATCCCTTCAGGTTTGCGGCACTCGGGCAGTTTTTGCTGGTCATCAGGATTGACGTGAAATGCTCCTCTCCGCACGCCTCGGCAACCATCAGCGCGTCGATTAGGTTTCTGTTTCGCGCCTGCTTGCGGATAACCTCGAAGGCTTTCCGGTAGAGCGGAATTGAAAACGCTTCCGGATCCAGCGTTGCCAGAACGTCGCTGGCGGTTGGAGTTAATCCACCAATCAGCAGACCGCCGATAACGCTCGCTTCGATATCCTGTCTCATGCAATCCCCCTGTCTGCAAACTTCCCTTCCCGTACTCCCGTTAACGAGTCTTCTCTCAGCAGGTAATCAAAATCAGCCGTCCAGCCCGTGTCGTTGTCTCCGAAGTAAAACGGCTTGGCCTGATGCACAAACGCCCTGACATACGCTCTGAAACCGTCCACGTTTGGCGTTTTCAGTTGCGGGATGATTTTCTTCAGGCGGCGTTTGCGTTTCTCGTTGACCGCAACAGCGTGTGGCAGTCTGTCACCGACTTCGGTGTTGTAGGCGTTCAGGAAGGATTCGTAGTCGATTCGTTCTGCCTTGCGACGTTCAGGTTTAACCTGCCCATCGCCGCCCCCGTTAGGGGGTAAGGGGGTATTTGTATTTATTGTCTTTTGTATATTGTCTTTTGTGTTTGACTGATTCGGTAAATTGCCTTTTACCGATTTGGTGAAGGTTTGTTTTACCGAATTGGTAAATGTTTTACCGAATCCGTTAACTTTCGTTTTCCACTCGGAAATGTTTGTATTCATACCAACTTGACGCCCCACCTGAATGAGAACTCCCATTCTGATAAGCTCGTTTTTGGCGGTAGAGCATTTGGTTGGTGCCATGCCAGTGAGTTCAGCGAACTGTTCGTTTCCGATCCAATCTATTTTTTTGTTGTAACCGTATGTCTTGCGCCACACAGCCATAACAATCAGTAACTGATGTAGAGTAAGTCCAGAAAGCATGGCGGCTTCTAACAGTGTGTTTGCAGTCCGAGTGTAGCCATCTTCGAGTTCTGCCACGCGATGCTCCACGACCTCCAGTTGAGGCCTGTAATCAGCTAACTTAACGACGCCCATGTTTCACTCCTGCTTTGGCTAGTCTGTAAACACCAACAAGGCGCTCTGCGAACGCCCTGTTATTTGCTGCGGCTACCACTAATCCCTCAGGTGAATCAGGGTGTCGAATCTCTTCTTTTTCCTGGTATTTCTTACGACGTTTTGTCATAATTACTCCTGTAGATTGATCCAGTCTTTCTACATCAGGCCTCGAAGAATTCGCCGTTCTTCGGGGCTTTTTCTTTTGTCAGCATTCTGGCTACTTTCTTAGCCAGTTCCGCCAACTCCTCGTCTTCAACACCCCATTCAAGAACAGCCAGAAGCATTCCCATTTTTGGGATGAAGCTGTCTTTCCATCGCGAAATTTGCGATTCATTAATCCCTAACGCGTCGGCAACCTTTCGCTGTCCACGTACAGCAATTCGATTCAGGATGTTGCTTGTAATTGCATTCGCTTTCTTGCGAGTACTTGTAAGTTCCATATGTAAGTATTTCCTTAACAAATAAGAAGTTATGCGCATCAACTTATGCGCGTTGTATTCCCGCATTTCGGCGGGAATGAGGACCATGACTGTTAAAGAGCAATTTGCTTATGCCGCTTTGCGGTAAGCGCTTTCTTGATACTTCAGGGCGCCAGCTGTAACGACTTCCAGTCGATAGGCGTCTTTCTCTGGGATGACTTCCTTCCACTGAGAGACTGCTGCGTCGCTAATGCCTAACGCTTTAGCTACAGCACGCTGGGTTCCGAAGTGGTCGATAACATCTTTCTTGTACATAGACTCGCTCCGAAATTAAAGAACACTTAAATTATCCACTAAAGGAATCTTAAGTCAAGTTTATTTAAGATGTCTTAACTATGAAAACTCAATTGATGGGAGAGCGCATTCGCGCTCGGAGAAAAGAACTCAAGATCAGGCAGGCCGCACTTGGAAAGATGGTCGGCGTGTCTAATGTTGCCATATCTCAGTGGGAACGCTCTGAGACAGAGCCAAATGGAGAGAATCTTCTCGCCCTGGCTAATGCGTTGAAGTGTTCCCCTGACTATCTGATGAAAGGAGAGGAAAGTCTTTCAAACATTGCCTATCACAGTAGGCATGATCCAAGAGGGTCATACCCTCTGATTAGCTGGGTGAGCGCAGGATGCTGGATGGAAGCTGTAGAACCATATCATAAGCGTGCAATAGATAACTGGTACGATACAACCGTAGACTGTTCAGACGATTCGTTTTGGTTGGACGTGAAGGGAGACTCAATGACGGCTCCGGCAGGTCTCAGTATCCCTGAAGGAATGATAATACTCGTCGATCCTGAAGTAGAGCCGCGTAACGGGAAACTGGTAGTTGCAAAGCTCGAAGGAGAAAACGAGGCAACTTTCAAGAAGTTAGTTATTGATGCAGGCAGGAAGTTTCTAAAACCACTTAACCCACAATATCCGATGATCGAGATCAACGGGAACTGCAAAATCATCGGCGTAGTTGTCGATGCAAAACTAGCAAACCTTCCATAAGGGGGCATTCGCCCCTTTTTTTTATTTCCTTTAAAAATCAAAGCCAAACTTAAGTTACGAAAGAAAATTTAAGTTTTCTTCAAAAATACTCTTGACCATTAATTAAAGAGATCTTAAATTTAAGCCATCAGCAGGACGCTGGTAGCCAAACGGAACAGATTGGCAGGCTCTTTAACATTGATGGGATTGTCCCGCCGAAATGCGGGAACCAAAGAGTAGTTGGCTTTGGGATTGGATGAATGAGCAGGCTGATGCTCGACCAATGTATAAACAGCGCTCATGGCAAGCAGTAACCAATCTGCGCCTCAAGACAGCGTCACTAGTAGTGCGGGCGCTCTAACCAGTAAGCCGGAGTTCAGCACCGGCCATCCAATCGCCAAAGTCAATCATCGGAGGTCAACATGGCAGTAGTCATTACATATCTGGCTGACGATAACGCCAGAAATCGCCGCAGAGCACGCAGACAGGCTCAACGTGAACAGGCAATGCAAGAGCAGCGACTGGCGCGAAAAATTGCGCTAAAGCTCTCTGGTTGCGTCAGAGCAGACAAAGCAGCATCACTCGGAAGCCTTCGCTACAAGAAGGCAGAAGAAGTCGAGCGTAAACAGAACCGTATTTACTACCGCAAGCCACGCAGTGAAATGGGTGTGACTTGTGTTGGTCGCCAGAAAATGAAATTAGGCAGCAAACCACTTATTTGAGGTGAAATATGGAAATTGAAATACCAGACAGCTTCGACCCTGAATGGCAAGCAATGATGCTTCGCCAGTTAGCTGGAAACATTGAGGCCCTTAAAAATCGAGAAGATGAACCTGACGAACTACTTATCGACTGCGAGGAAATTATCGAATCTCTTCGCGAATATTCAGGATTTTAAGGCCGAATAGTCGGCCTTTATTTTTGGCACTAACAACAGAGGCTAACATGGAATTTAAAGGTACTGAAGGTAAGTGGGAAATAATGATGGATGGCGATGAGATTAAAATCATCCAGGCAGACTCACTTGAAAATGGCGCTGGCTGGCGTTCGTATATTGCAATCTGTGAGGAAGTTCAATGCATTGAAGATGCCAATCTAATAGCGGCAGCACCTGACCTTCTCGAAGCGCTTCAGTTATTACTTAAGCAAACCAAAAATAGAACAACGACAACATATCCAGAATGGTATGGAGCTGTTAATAAAGGTCTTGCAGCAATCAGAAAAGCTCTTGGGGAAGAATGATGAATAAGAAATACATTGTTGAAGTTATAGAGCGAGAAACGAAAGAAGTAATTAAACATTTCGAATTTGATAATTATAGAAAAGCTGACCGCGTAGAAGAAGGATTGTTGCGACAAAGTAATCTCGAAAAATTTGATGTTGTCATGCGATGCGAATAAGCACCTATAGCAGATTTGCGAGTCTGCTATGTGAGCAATGTCGCTCGTAACTAAACAGGAGCCGACTTGTTCTGATTATTGGAAATCTTCTTCGCCCTCCAGTGTGAGGGCTTTTTTATATGCATACCAATAACGCTTCACTCGAGGCGTTTTCGTTATGCAATCAAACAGAAGGAGCATCCTATGCAACAGTTCGCTATTGCAGGGGCGGCATCGGTTCGCCCTTTCAACCCAATTTTATCGGTGCAGCATTCACGAAAAAATATTTTAACCGGAGCAGACTTTAAACAACCAAGAATGAAAAGTTTGCTCGAAAAGCTTTGGGATATTTTGAAACAACAAGGCCGTCCATGAGTTTTACAGATAACTGGTCAGACGAAGAATTCATTCGTCAGATGAAAGAATTAATCGGTAACGAAGGAGATATTCATGTCACTTGCAACCACAGTGAAGGAGAGCAAGTTACAGAGACGCATGTACACGCAGCAGGCGTTAATGTATCGCCAGAAGGGAGATCGTGAAGGTGTTCGCGTATTTTTAAATGCGGCAAAGACTGAAGTATTAAATCAGCGTTATTTCCTTGGGCCATGTCCATTCTGAGAACAATCATATGAGCAAAGAATTTTACGCAAGACTGGCAGCTATTCAGGAGAATCTGAACGCGCCAAAGAATCAGTACAACTCATTCGGAAAATATAAATACAGAAGCTGCGAAGACATTCTTGAAGGCGTTAAGCCGCTACTGAATGGCCTGTTTTTATCAATCAGCGATGAAGTTGTGTTGATTGGTGATCGGTATTATGTGAAAGCCACGGCAACTATTACCGATGGCGAAAACAGTCATACGGCAACCGCTCTTGCACGAGAGGAAGAAAGCAAGAAAGGAATGGATTCTGCACAAGTTACTGGAGCTACAAGCTCTTATGCACGCAAGTATTGCCTCAATGGTTTGTTCGGCATTGATGATGCGAAAGATGCAGATACAGACGAGCATAAACATCAGCAGAACGCAGCAGCAAAGCAATCAAAACCATCACCTACACCTGAACAGGTTCTAAAGGCATTCACTGACGCAGCAATGCAAAAAAACACCGTAGAAGAGCTTAAACAGGCGTTCGCCAAAGCGTGGAAGATGCTCGAAGGCACACCGGAGCAGCACAAAGCGCAGGACGTTTACAACATCAGACGAGATGAATTAGAAGGGGCAACTGCTTAATGGCACATTCGATTACAGTAAGACTAAACAAACCCGCAAGAGAGTTTCAGGCCGGGGAAAATATCGGATTCAACATCCGTGCTGGCGTTCAGTATTACGATCGCCAGACAAAAAAGAAAGAATGGACAAACTACAGCGCCGTTGTATTTGCCAAGCCTGGAGCGCAAGCGGATTACTACCGTAGTGTTCTTGTTGAAGGTGGCATTGTGGAAATTACCGGAGAAAACATCAGGGTTGATGTTTATCAGGGGCAAAATGGTCAATCAATCACCCTTGAATTACTGAATGCAAAGATTGGATTTGCAGCTTCAGGAAATGGCCAGCAGCAAAGTAGTAACCAGCAGAACACTCCTGAATACGACGATTCCATCCCCTTCTGATTTAGAAAAATAAGGATTTAATTATGCCAGCGCCTCTGTATGGTGCGGATGACCAGCGCCGCTGTTCCGGCAAATCCGTATCGGAGGTGCTGGATAAATTCAGAAAAAACTACGACCTGATAATGTCGCTACCGCAGGAAACGAAAGAGGAAAAGGAATTTCGCCACTGTATATGGCTTGCAGAGAAAGAAGAACGCGAGCGAATTTACCAGACATCAATCCGACCATTCCGCAAAGCCACATATACCCACTTCCCTGAATATATCGACCCGCGCCTGCGTAATTACCGCTCACGCTATGGCGCTATCAGTAATGACTGAGGAATTTACCATGAGAGGACTTGCATACAATCCCGGCATTCTTCCGGCAGAAATGATTATTCTCCAACGCGTAAAGCCAATGCCATCGAGAGAGGAATTACTTAAGAGAAATTCTTTTCCGTCAGTAAATCAAAACAAATATCTGAATGCGATGTGGCGGAGTGGGAAGAAATGAAGCAAATGTCACTAATTGAGATGGATGGTTTTCTGAAAGGTAAATGCATCCCAAGTGATTTAAAGGTTAACGAAACAAACGCTGAATATCTTGTCCGTAAGTTCGGTGAACTTGAATCAAAACTGGAAACGGCGTTGCGGGAGTGTCGTTCTGCTGGAATCACGATTGATAACCTTGAGGCTAAATGCGCGAAGATGGCTGCTGAAAATACCTCACTTAAGCAATCTGAGAAGGAATTTAATGACTTTTGTCGTGAGGAGTTTAGCGAATGGGAAGATGATATTACTGAAACCCAAGCCACCGATGCTTTTCTGGCTGAAGTACGGGCGCAGGGCGTGGAGATGTTTGCTGACCATCTGTTGTGCCCAGACCTTGATGACACTATCCGTGACTTTGCTGCCCAGCTTCGCAAAGGAGGCAACCAGTGAGCGAAATTAATTACCAGGCACTGCGTGAGGCGGCGGAACGTGCAATTCCAGCAATGGAACGCCTATTAATGTTGCCAGCTGATGATGATTTGTTGAGTGAACAGGAACTTAAAGATTACGGTGTGGATATTGATGCGCTCAACGCCTTCAAATTTCTGGCCGGACCAGAAACCGTGCTGGCATTACTGGATGAACGGGAAAGAAACCAGCAATACATCAAAAGCCGCGACCAGGAGAACGAGGATATTGCGCTTACGGTAGGGAAGCTGCGTGTTGAGCTGGAAGCCGCAGAGAAGCGCAACGCAAAATTACAAAGCGAGAATGCATACATCCGCAACAGGTACAAAGAACTGGACCTATTAATCGGGAAAAACATTCTGGTCATGCAGGCTGCGATTATCGAATGGCAATCGACTGGCGATGCTAAAAGCGGACTGGCATGGATTTATAACACACTGTTTGGCCCTGGCGAATTGCCGGACGAATCTGAGAAAGATGCTCAGGCCTACTTTAATCGCAAATATGCACCGATTGACGAAAAGCTTATGGAGCTTCACAAGTGGTTTTGGGAACAAAGTGAAGCCGAGCGCGCCGCCGGCATTCGCATCAAAGGAGAGTGATATGAGCACTATCACTAAAGAACGTATCGAATTGTTCATTAAATCCCCGCTTGAAAACGGGCTTACCCGTGGCGAACAAATGGAACTGGCACGAATTGCACTGGCCTCGCTTGAGGCAGAGCCAGTTGGTGCATTCCACATTGCTGAACAGCAAGTTGACGGTACAAGTGACTACATCAAGGATGGAGAGTGGCCTATTGATAATGGGATTATTGAAGTCTACGCCGCTCCGCCAGTACCGGTAGTACCTGCTGCATTACCTGAGAACGACGATGAGGACGGGCATGACATTGATTATCTTGAGCCATCTGAAGTTTACGCGCTTGGGCGAACAGCTGGCTGGAACGCCTGCCGCGCCGCCATGCTTCAGGGTAAATCCGAACAACCACAAAACGCACAACAAAATATTCCGGAAAATATTCCCGGTGGCAACTCTCCGGTAACTCCGGATGGTTGGGTTATGGTGCCGAAGGAGTTAACCCCGGAAATGATGAGAGCCGTTCAGATTAGAAGTGAGCTTGGAGGGTATGTCACTTCCAATCTATCTGGTGCATACAATATGTTTTCTGAGTTCTGGAATGTTGCTGTCTCAGCTGCGCCTAAGGTGGATGATTTATGAATCTATATCGCTGCCCATTCTGTGGTTCCACTGTGCTTAACATCGGATACTCATTCAATATCAGAGGGACAATGTGTCAACGACGGATGAAAAGTGATCCACTTATATCTCCACCAACGGCCCAATATTGATCCACCGTTTTACTCAGGATTAGCTTCTGCTATAACCCCGGCCTTTCGTTTCTGTCTGAGTCGATAGCTTTCTCCTTTGATTTGAACGACATGTGAGTGGTGTAAGATACGGTCCAGCATCGCTGAGGTCAGTGCTGCATCACCGGCGAACGTTTGATCCCACTGCCCGAACGGCAGATTGGATGTCAGGATCATTGCGCTCTTTTCGTAACGTTTAGCGATGACCTGGAAGAACAGCTTTGCTTCTTCCTGACT